CTTAAAGATCATGGGGACAACATCATTGAACCTATGCCATTCATTGCTATGATGCGCTAAATACACTGCTATGACCACAGAACTTAATCTTGAACAAAAACTAGCAGACTTGTTAGACACCCGCGATTTTCACCCTGAAATGCTGGGCAAAGATGGCCGGCCTGCAGACGCAGAAAACGCCAAAACATTCAGCTTTGACTATGTTTCTGGCTCAGGCAAAAACTATGGCACCATGGTAGTTGTCCTAGGCAGCGACAACGAAATGTATATCATGTACGGCGATAACCTAGGTAAAACCATCGAAGACACAGATGATCGTTCAGAATTTTTTGACTTTCAGCAACAACTCATGGATCTTGCCAATCGTAATCGCTGGAGCGGTACGTTGATGGACATTGGCAAACTCAAACGTGTACAAGCAGGCATTGCTGCCATCAAAGAAGGCTTGTTTGAAGGTTACTACGGTACACGTAAAATAAGTTACACTGGCGAGCCCACTGAGGCTCGTCTCATGATCAAACACAATCGGACCCTAGGCGAAAATGACGCACGATTCCGATATGTTGAAAGCGTTTTTATTGAAACAGCCGACGGCGAACGTTTCAAGCTACCATTTACAAATATGTCAGGTTCTCGGGCCATGCTTGAACATGTTCGTCAAGGTGGCAAGCCCTATGATGTTCGCGGCAATCATATCTGTGAAATAGTCACAGAAATGAAAGTGCTGAGCCGTTTTAATCGTGCTGCTGGCCATCGTGTGATGGAAGGCGTGACTCAACAAATTGTTGAACAAGCACAACACTACTATGCCAAGCTGCAAGAAAGTATAAAACATCTTGGCAACAGCCGCGGTTATAAAACCTATTTTGAAAGCTGGCACCCGCTGGATGTTCAAGAACAAGAAAGCTTGGTAGAAGATATCAAGACCATGTTCATTGAACAAACTCTAGACACACGTATCGAAGCTGCACTACCGTTATTGGCTCGAATACAGCAACAAGGAAATACTATGAAAGAAGCAGACATTTTTGAATCTTGGATGAACCAACTGGTCGAAGGCACGTGGAGCTTGCCCGAAACTCCTGAACAAGTTGCCAAATTAAAAGAGCTCATGGGCAAAGAACTCATTGTGGGCCCAGATGCTACCAATGCCACTGAACAGTTGTATGATCTAATAGGTGATGATGAGTTGTTTGATCGTCTTGGTGATCTAGCTCAACGTGACCCTAGAGCTAATGCATGGAACGATACAGAAGTCATGAACAGACTGCGTGAGTTGGGTATTGAAACTGAAGGCATTTCGCCTGCTGGCGCCGAAGATACCATGGCTGCTGCACCCGATGCTGCTGCACCCGATGCTGCTGCACCTGCCCCTGCACCTGCTCCGCAACAAAGTGTAGCAGAAGACTTTGCTCGTATTCTAAAACTTGCTGGCGTTGTAACTGAAGCTCAAATACTTGACGAAGCAGGAGAAACACTTGGTCACATTTTAGATCGTTTCAAATTTGAAGTAAATCAGTTCCGCAAAGGTGGCGAGTTAGACAGTGACTTGTATGAAGCACTGTTTGACTACTACAGCGATCGCGGAGAAATTCCCTATGGCGTAGCCAAAGCTCGTGACGGCGATCCCTATGAGTGGGTGTCACAGCGTTTAGATCAAGATCTAGGCGGCATGGGCTTTCGTGCACTAGGAGAAGCTGATCCTGTGGCTACATTTGAAACTGACGCTGCCGCTGTGTTAGGCGAGGGCTCATGTAACATGACCACAGAAGGTGAATACTGTCCTGAACACGGTCTTGCCGAATGTGGTAGCATGTATGAAATGGGCACAGTTGCAGGCGGTATGGCTCCAGTTATAGGTGAAGGCGATGATGACGGTAGAGACAAACACTACTATCTACGCAACGACATCTGGAGAATCATGGACGGTGACGAACTAGTTCACGAATATAAACCTGAACGTTATGAAGTTGTTGGTGCTAAAAAGTTACTGGCTCGGTTTGACGATGAAGGTTATGATGTTACTCACGTTATCAGTCCAATGGGAACTGTTACATACTTGTACGGCAAGCCCGAAGATGAAGTTGACGAAGGTGTTATTGGCAATGCAGTCAACAAAGTCAAAAGTATGTTTGCAAAACCTGCGGCAGCACCTGCGGCAGCACCTGCGGCAGCACCTGCGGCAGCACCTGCGGCAGCACCTGCTACAGCGGCAGCACCTGCTCCGGTAGTTCCTAATGCAGCCACCCAAGCAAGAATTGCGGCTGCCCCGCAAGGATATGATCCAAACACTGGCAAACCACTGACTGTTGCAAAGTCGGGTCTAAAGGCGGGTCCGGGCATGGTAAAAAAGGGCGGCACTCTGGACATGACTAAGAAAATTACACCAGTAGCAAAGCCCGCGGCAGCTAACCCAGCACCTGCTCCACAAGCCGCAGCACCTGCGGCACCTGGAGGTGTTCAAGGTATCAAGAGCAACGTTGATGTGAACACACTACAAAAGTTCAATGGCATAGTGGATGTACCACCTAAAATAAAACCGCAAATCAAAGACGCCAAAGGCAGAACTTGGACAAAGTTGCCCGGTGGCTGGACGCAAGATGGTTCTGACAGAACAATTGACCGTCAAGACTCTACATATCGATCATTTGACGATGCATGGCGTGTAGCCAACGGAGCACAACCGGGCAATGTAGGTCTAGAAGAAGGCAATGATGACCCTATCAACTACAACGGTGCGATTACAGGTGCATACTACGAAAGCAAGTCTGATGATGCATTGCTGGCTAGAATAAAAAGTCTAGCCATGATCAAGTGATTTAAATATAGGCATGCTAAATTTTAGTAATGCCCAACAAATCCTTCCCACAGTCTGGCGCCTGCCAGACTTTTTCTTGGACTTTGATTCTGTGTGCCGCAGTTATCGAGGCCCTGAACAAAAATGGACCACACAGTATCCCAACAGATTGTTAACACCTTGGGGGTCTAATAATACATTAGAGTCTGCACTAGCACAAGCACCTGCTCAGATCAAACAACTAACAGGCTACGCTGTACAACAGCAAGTGATTTACTCTAGCATTGATTTATCAGGCAGTCAAATCATGATGCATAGATTGCATCCAGACATCAAATGTTTTATACAGGTGTTCATGGGCACAGAACCTGCTCCTGAAATGAGCAGTGTGTTTTGCAACAACCTGACTGTGAACGCAGAGCACCCTGCTGACTACGCAGACATTTCTGAATTCCAGCCTGAAGATTTGGTCAAAATAAAATACCGCCCCAACGAAGCTTGGTTAATGATCAATCAACCTAGAACGTTCTTTGGAACGGCATACGAAGTTGCACCTAACTCGGTGCGTGAAACAGTGAACTTACACTTTGGCGCGGAACTGCCAGCAAGCACTTAACCGTGTGCCTGTGATAGTGTCTACGTGGTGTTCTTTGCAGTCAGTGTTTAAATTGATATAGCCTGTGTTGGGCACAAAATCAATCCTTGTGCGTGGATCACTATGCGTGAATTCAGTGCCATGCACATCGCCATGTGTCCACAGGTACACTTGATAAGTTACAACCAGCAATTCAGCATCTGAGTGATAAGGACAATGCCAGTTACTCAAATCCAGCCACATTTTACACTCTGCAGGCATTAGCTTGATCCCAGTGATTTTTTCTAGCTCAGGCATAATTTTGGGAGCCATGTCCTGCAGTCGTTTTAGCGTAGGAGACTCAGGTGTGAGTTGTAGTCGATACTCCAGGCAGTCAGCGTGTCGGTGCCAGGCATCCACATGATTCAAATGTGTGGTAGCCAACTGTTGAAATGTGTCTTCAGCAAAGCAGTCTTTTACACTCCATAGGTTGCTGGCAACAGAGGTGACTTCAGAGGCAGTATCGTAGATATGGTGAATAGTCATAATGGTATTTACTAATAAATCTCTGAGTTTTTTATATTTTTGTTTGCTCTAGAGCAAAAGTAGCGTGAATAAATTGTTGAATGTTCTTGAGTTGTTGTTTAGGCAAAGCCAACATCATTTGATGGTTGTGCTCTAGTACTTCTTTGAAATGATCGTACACCCGACGAGGTCCATCTGTGTGCTGTAGTTTTACTATTTGTTGCCAGGCTAGGGCATAGCGTTTGGAATTATCAGGCTCGTCGTCGTACCTTTCGTCAATGATGTCTCCGTGAAACGTGCGGAATCCTAGATTGCGTAGCCTACGTAAAAGACCACGGCCCCCGAACATAATAAAGACACGTTTTGCAAACAAACACTTGGCTGTTTTTTCAGACAAAAAAGTTACATTACCAAAATCCGCAGTCTCGCAAACAACACTGTACCAGCTGGATTGATACACTCCCCAAGGCACAATGCAACTCATTGATACATTGTCCCCAGGCACACCAAAATCTGGACGGTGCACAAGATTCACACTGTATTGTCCTCTTGCATCGAGATCTTTGGTTTGTTCTTTGAATTTGGCAATCACAGGTTCTTCTAGGTCCGCCAGTGCAGGACTTTGAAAACGTTGAATAAGTCCGTGTGTTTTGAAGCCTTGCGGGTCAACAGTTCGCAATCTGCTGACATCGTCGCCGTGTGGGCTGGGCTGCAAATTGATCAAGCATTGATCCATGAAGTCAGATTCTAGCAATCGATACATCAAATACAAACGACTGGTCTTCACTGTACCCATCAAGATATCAAACATGTATTTCCTAAATGGCACAGTGACTTCGGTTATATCTTTGTATTGGTTAGCTGTGGCAACCATGCTGAAGAAACTCAATTGATCTGTATAAAAACGATCAGGTGGCGGATCAGTATAGGGCATGTGGCTGGCAAACACACATTTGATTTTGTCATGGTGTACCGCATAGTTGATGTCTCCGTAGATACGAGGCCACCAATTTTGCAGTGGTTCTGTACTGTAGGTAATAACAATGTCAGCCCAGTTCAATGCTGTGTTTACAATCTCATTTGGGTAGTCCTCAATGGGACCAGAGTCAGATACCTGTCCAGATGCAAGATGTCGTCTAACATGTTCGTAAAACAAGATAGCAACTTTTTTTCGTTTGTCGTTGCCAAAGTCAATCTCTCCTGGACCAGGTGGCCGTACGCCGCGATATATTTCTGCGTTTGGGAAGAACTCCACACCCTGCGACAATGCATAGGCATACTCCCACCAGGTATGCGGGTCCCACACAAACCATTCGGTTAAATTTTTAAATTCAGGATTGCTGGTCCACACACAGTCATGCGTGTCGTAGACATAAAAAGGATTGTTGTCCATCACAGTACTTATTGAACAAAAAACTTTGCCTTTTGTATTGTGATACTAAATACATTCGCGTACAATACAACTTGTATGCACAGGCAACTAAACATCTAAATTATTAGATAGGCATATAACATAGGCAACTTTAGAAAGGTAAAATACTATGGCATCATTAGCAGAAATCCGCGCACGTTTACAGGCAGCAGAAAACAAAGGCAAAGAAGGTAGCACCGGAGGCGGTGACCGATCAATCTACCCACACTGGAATATGGAAGAAGGCCAAAGCGCCACACTGCGCTTCCTCCCAGATGGCAATCCTAAGAACACTTTCTTCTGGCAAGAACGAGCAATGATTCGTCTACCCTTCAACGGCGTCAAAGCGTGGAAATGTGGGGCGAGACTTGCCCTATCTTGACAGAAGTGCGCACCTGGTTCAAGGACAAGAGCCTTGAAGACATGGGTCGCAAATACTGGAAGAAGCGTAGCTACATCTTCCAAGGTTTTGTTCGCGAGAATCCACTCAGCGATGATACAACTCCTGAAAACCCAATCCGTAAGTTCATTATTGGTCCTCAGATCTTTACCACCATCAAAGGTGCGTTGATGGATCCTGAACTGGAAGAACTGCCCACAGATTATCTGCGTGGCTTGGACTTCCGCATCAGCAAAGGCAGCAAGGGCGGTTTCGCTGACTACAACGGAAGCAAGTGGGCACGTAAAGAGTCAGCACTCACTGAAGACGAGCAAGCCGCTGTCGAAAAACATGGCTTGTTTGATTTGAGTACGTTCCTGCCCAAGAAGCCAGGCGATGTTGAACTCAAAGTGATCAAAGAGATGTTTGAAGCATCAGTAGATGGTCAGCCTTACGACACAGAGCGTTGGGGTCAGTACTTCCGCCCAGCCGGAGTTGGCGCTCCTCAAGGCGGCAGCACAGACGAAGCCGCAGCACCAGCAGCACCTGCACCTGTGGCACGTACAGCAACTCCTGCTCCGGCAGCAGAAGCAGCACCATGGGAAGAAGACGCCGCTGAAGCAGCCGCTGCACCGATTGCAGCACCCAAGGCAACACAAAATGCACAAGACATTTTGGCCATGATCCGTAGCCGTCAAACCAAGTAATGCTTGCTTTTTGCTACCACAACGGTGCATTAGGGCATACAGTAACAGCTCTAATGGACTGTTGTACAAAAGAAGGAAACTCTGCGTTTCCTTCTTTTGTTAAGGGCAACAACTTACATCATCACTATCCTCTTTCTAGATTCTATCAAGTAAAACATCCAGATATTGATATGGTCAAAGAAAGAGCAGCAGGCAATACAATCATTAGTTCAAGTTCGTTTAGTACGTTTGGTAGGCTATTGATTATATTGATGGGATTAAAAAAGTGGAAAAAGGCTATTCCTGAGTTCAACAAACCTGTGATTCTACGTCAAGATGGAGTTACTATTCAAGAACAGATTGAAGTATTATCTAACACATTGTTGGACAAAGTACATCAGTCTGAAGGTTGGTTTGCAGATGCTGACCACGTGCTTGACATAACAAGTTTTTGGAATAGCCCGGCCGCTGTGTCGTTGTTTTTGAAAGAGTGTGGACTGCACCCTGTGGATGAAAAGGTTGAAGATTTTTGTCACATTGTTGCAGAGTCTAACCAAGAATACTTTAACACTATTGAAAAGTGTGTTAAAATATCAACTGATGTTACCGACGGAAAGGAATACGCAGTTGATCTTGATTTTTTTGAAACAGCGATGTGTCATATGTTGGTAATGCAAAAAACCAATAAAAGATTTTATGAGCAACCGCGCAGATTAAAATTCTTTCCTACTAATACAGTAGATTATATAAAATTGTTTAAGGATTGATCATGGGTAAACCATTTGACATTTCAAAATTCCGCAAGGAAATCACTAAGAGCATTGACGGCCTTAGTATCGGCTTTAATGATCCTACAGATTGGATCTCAACAGGCAACTATGCACTGAATTATCTAATCAGTGGAGACTTCAACAAAGGCGTTCCACTAGGCAAGGTTACTGTGTTTGCTGGAGAATCCGGCGCAGGTAAAAGTTACATCTGCTCAGGCAACATTATCAAACACGCACAAGAACAAGGCATCTATGTTGTGCTGATTGACTCAGAAAACGCTCTTGACGAAGCCTGGCTACACGCACTTGGTGTAAGCACAGACGAAAGCAAATTGCTGAAGCTGAGTATGGCCATGATCGATGATGTGGCCAAGACCATTGCTACATTCATGAGTGATTACAAGGCTCTGCCCGACGGTGAGCGCCCTAAAGTCATGTTTGTAATCGACAGCCTGGGTATGTTGTTGACTCCCACAGACGTTAATCAGTTTGAAGCAGGCGAAATGAAAGGTGACTTAGGTCGCAAGCCCAAAGCACTCACAGCCTTGGTTCGCAATTGTGTCAATATGTTCGGTAGCTACAACGTTGGCTTGGTATGTACTAATCATACATACGCTTCACAAGACATGTTTGACCCAGACGACAAAATCTCAGGCGGTCAAGGTTTCATTTACGCTAGCTCAATTGTTGTGGCCATGCGCAAACTCAAACTCAAAGAAGATGAGGATGGCAACAAAGTCACAGACGTCATGGGCATTCGAAGTGCATGCAAGGTTATGAAAACTCGCTATGCCAAACCATTTGAAGGTGTGCAAGTTAAAATTCCTTATGAACAAGGCATGAGCCCTTACAGTGGTCTTGTTGACTTGGCTGAAAAGAAAGGCATGCTGAAAAAAGACGGTAACCGATTGATGTTTGTTACATCAGACGGTGAAATTATCAAACAGTTCCGTAAAGCTTGGGAAGCCAACGAAGACGGTTGTCTTGACAAGATCATGGCAGATTTTGCCAATCAAGCAGACAAGGTAAGTACCAGCGAAGCTGACAACGAGGAGGTCTAATGCATTCACATATCGCTAGCGAAATTTGGGGTGAGCTAAAACGCTACGTTAACACCGTTGATAGAACAGAAGCCGCGGAAACGTTGGTATCGATTCTCATTGACAACGACGAAGATCCCGAAGACATTCGAGATGTCTTCAAACACGATTCGGATGTTAAACGTGCTCTCACTAGTTACCTTGACAACGACAAGGACTACGAACAAGAAGAAGAGTACGACGAAGACAGTGAATACAATGACGAAGAATGGGAATAACAGCGTTTTTCCTATTCACAATGCATCTGCATGTGTGCTTAAATGGGGTTGGAATACTCTAAGACTCTACAATGGCAAGTCGTCAAGTTGTCATAGAGTTTCTCCTGTCGAAGTGACCCCAGAAACTTTTGATTCATTTCACAATACTCCTGAAGTTCTTGATGATCGACGCCTTATGCTGCAAGGCAAATGGCCGTCGGGACGCGGTTGTGAATACTGCCAAGACATAGAGCAAGCAGGCGGCGTTAGCGACCGCCTGCACCACAATCAAATTTCAGGATTGACCCCTGTTGATTTTGCTACTGATAACCTAGATGTTACACCTCGCATCAGCGAAATTTATCTAAACAATACCTGCGATCTAGCATGTGTATATTGTTTGCCAGTGTTTAGTTCCAAGTTAAACCAAGAACTTAAAAAGTTTGGACCATACCCGTTGGGCATAGAATCTGTGAATAAATCTCCAGATCGTGATCAGCTTTTTTCACTATATCTTGATTGGTTAAAAAACAATGGATCAAAGTTGTCAAGGCTCAGTATACTCGGTGGCGAGCCTTTGTTGCAAAATGAATTCTGGCAAATCTTAGAGATCTTATACAGCCTTGACAATAAAAATCTTGAGCTTGCAATAAACACAAATCTCAACTGCAATGCAGAAACCCTGCAACGGTTTATTGATGCTGGTCGAGATCTCACAGTTAAAAGAAAAATCAAACAAGTTCATGTGTCTGCTAGTTTAGACTGCTGGGGCGATCAAGCAGAGTTTGTTCGCTATGGGTTGAATTTACAAAATTGGCAGCGCAATTTTGAATCGTTAATGCAGCATCGGTGGATGGCATTGTCAGTACATCAAGTAATAACCTCATTAACAATGAAAACTGCTATTGATCTGCAACAAAGAATTGCAGAGTATAAAAAAATCAATCCTAAAATTCTGCAGGATTATCACTTGGTTGACAGCGGACTTGAGAAAATATATCATCCTCAAATTTTTGGTGGTGAGTTTTTTCAACATCAGTTTGATCAACTGATAACTGAATTTCCTATTGCTACAGACTGGGACATTGAGTCTCGAAAACGTCTGGAAGGTATTGCAGCTCTTGCGGCTGCTGGTACTGTCGAAATTGATCGATTGCACATGCTAAAACAAACATTAGACACAATTGATCAACGGCGCGGCACTGATTGGAAAAAGCTTTGGCCAGAAATAAATCAATATTTCAATGAGAAAAACATATAATGTGGTACAGTAAAGTTGTTGCTGATCTTGGGGCGATTCCTGATTTTATTGCTCACTATGAACGTGAGCTAGAAGATGCCAAACGCGATTGTAGAATTGGTGGGTTAGTTGAACGTGCTCTTAAAGAACTACCGGGACATACGGAGCACAGATTTAACCAACTACAAGAAATTGAGGCTGTGCTAAATTATCTCAACATACAACTGCGCAAAATTCGTCGTAAACATTTTCAAAAGTACCTTGAAAGCTATGCTAGAGCATTAACTAGTCGAGATGCTGAAAAGTATGCTGATGGCGAAGACGAAGTGGTTGATTTTGAAACCATTATCAACGAAGTGGCGTTATTGCGTAACCGCTGGTTGGGTATCATGAAAGGCCTAGAAACCAAGCAATGGCAGCTGGGTCATATCACTAGATTACGCACAGCTGGCATGGAAGATATTACCGTGTAACAGCACTGCCAGTAAATAGCAATATGAAAATTGTTATAGTTACTGGGGGATTTGATCCCCTGCACTCTGGACACATTGCCTATTTCAAAGCTGCCCGAACACTGGGTGATAGACTGATAGTAGGACTTAACTCTGATGAATGGCTTACCCGTAAAAAAGGTAGGCCTTTCATGCCTTTGCAAGAGCGCATGGCCATTGTTGGCAATCTTGCAGTGGTTGACGAAGTTGTGGTTTACAACGACGACGATGGGTCCAGTTGTGATGCTATCCGTATGGTAAAAGCACGACATCCCAATGCTGAAATCATTTTTGCCAACGGCGGAGATCGCACACAGGAAAACATTCCTGAAATGTCAGTGCCCGACGTTGAGTTTGTGTTTGGTGTTGGGGGACATGACAAGAAGAACAGCTCCAGCTGGATTCTTGAGGACTGGAAGAAACCGCGCACTGAACGCACTTGGGGTTACTATCGAGTGTTACACGAAGTGGGTGCCAACACCAAACTCAAAGAACTCACAGTAAATCCCAAGACATGCTTGAGCATGCAACGGCACGAAAAACGTGCAGAGTTTTGGTTTGTTGCTGAAGGTGAAGCCACAGTATACACAGTGGATCCACACAGCACTGATTATGACTTGATGGCTAGTCCAGCGCGACACCAACACACCTGGATCAAACTTGGTGAGTGGCATCAGTTGTGCAATGAAACCAATCAACCACTCAAGTTAATTGAAATTCAGTACGGCGAAGATTGTGTGGAAGAGGACATTGAGCGTAAATGAAAGCTATTCCTGTATTTGTAGGATATGATCCTAGAGAAGCCATAGCATATCATACCTGTGTGAATTCAATCATTCGCAACAGTTCTAGACCTGTTGCTATTGTGCCTGTGGCACTTAATCTGTTTCGGGACTATTCAGAAACGCACACAGACGGCTCAAATCATTTTATCTACACACGTTTCTTGGTGCCTCACTTGATGGAGTACACAGGATGGGCTATCTTTATAGACGGCGACATGATTGTACGTGGGGACATTGCTGAATTATGGGACTTGCAAAATCCCTATAATGATGTCATGGTGGTCAAGCATGACTACAAAACTCGAATGACTGAGAAGTATCTAGGGTCCAAGAACGAAGATTATCCACGCAAGAACTGGTCAAGTGTCATACTCTGGAACTGCAACAGTTTTCCCAATCGCAAACTCACTCCCGAGTTTGTGCAAAAAGCAACCGGTGCTGAACTACACAGGTTTACTTGGCTGGATGATGAGCGTGTGGGCGAACTCCCACCTGAATGGAACTGGTTGCCTGATGAATACGGGCCAAATGCCGACGCCAAGTTACTGCACTACACACTTGGCACGCCATGCTTTCAGGAGTTTGCTGATACTCCACAAGGCAACGAGTGGCACAGAGAACGAATACTTACTGAATATTGCCAGCAAAGATTATGAGTGAAGAAAACGATGATCTAGTGCCCTTGACCCGCCATGAACTAGACATGGTAACACCCGAGATAGCCGCTATCTTCCGTGACATATTAAAATACAGAGTGGACCCTTCTGGTGAGTACTACGGACAAAGTGTAGAAGACATTGCCGCTAGAATAGCTGCACTCAATACCGGGGCTTGTGCCGCAGTTGCTAGCGATGGCAAAGATTTTAAATTTTCAGAAAAAGGTCACATGTACGATCCTATCTTACAAAGTTTTATTCAAGGGTCTGGTGGCCGCATCAGTACCTGGAGTCGAGAAGAACAAGCAATGACTCCTGTGATACTGCGCGGTATTACCAAGCGCAAAGAGATAGCTGCATGCCGTACCAGTGGTCGGGACTTCTACTACATGGACACAGGCTATTTTGGCAACGGAAAAAAGAAAACCTTTCACCGTATTACCAAAAACGATGTACAGTATTTTGGCCCTATTATTGATAGGCCCAGGGACAGACTAGAAGCCACTGGCGTACAACCCATCAAGTTTCGTCGAGGCACCAACATTCTGCTAGCCCCGCCTAGTCAAAAGTTGCTGAATCTCTACAACATCAATCTTGAGCAGTGGTTAATAGACACACAAGCAGAAATTAAAAAACATACTGATCGTCCTATTGTTGTGCGTGAAAAGCAAAGCCGTAGTGTGCGACAGAGCACCGATACTATGGCCATGGCGTTAGAGCAGGACGTACATTGTTTGGTTACATTTTCAAGTATTGCGGCCACTGAAGCACTGTTGCTGGGCAAACCTGCTATTACACTGGGACCCAATGCAGCCGCTCCGTTGTGCAGTAAACAATTGTCAGAAATAGAAAAGCCATACATTCCAACTTTGGACGAAGTAAATCTTTGGGCTGCACACCTGGCCTATTGTCAGTTTACAGAACCCGAAATGCGTGATGGCACAGCATGGCGGATTCTCAATGGCCAATGATGTTGTAGTGTATGTTAGTTCTGTAGCTAACCCTCGCAAGCATGCCAGGAAGATACAGTGTTTGGAGAGCTTTGCTGAAGGTGTAAAACAGTCAGGCGATCCTGTGCGGGTGGAATGGGACTGTCAATATCGCCCTGCTAAACTGGCAGTGATCCTGGGGTGGGCAACAACCAACACTGGTGGACCCAACATTACCTTGCGCAAACAAATCATTGCTGAACAGGCTCGTCGTGGCAGCCACACCATGTGCATAGATGCCAGCTGTTTCAAGTACCTGGACAACACTGGCACCTATTTGCGATACAGTCTCGGCGGACCGTTCTACGACAAAGCAGAATATGCCAATCGCAACAGCACGCCGGACAAATGGAACGAAATACGTGCCAGCCTGAATGTGGATCTCTTGCCCTATACCGGTAGCAAACGTGGGCATGTGCTGGTGTGCATGCAACGAGATGGCGGATTCGCAATGAAAACACTGGATCCTTTGGTTTGGCTGGAACAAAAAATTGGGCAAATACGCCAATACAGCAAAAGGCCAATATTGATCAGACCACATCCGGGTTCTTATGAAGCTAGAGACTTTGTGAAGTATCAATCACGACACCATGTGAATCTTGGCATTACAGTAGTTGACCCAAGAACCAGCACACTGTTGGACAATCTAGCAAATGCTCATGCCGCAGTGCTTTTCAACAGCAGCGC